CTCTGATGTCTGAAAAAAGTAATCGAGTTGCTACGATTGTGTCAAAAATTTTACCCTTAAATGTAGCTGAGAATAACTTCTCTAAAACAGGAATATCAAACTTAATAATGTTATGACCAATAAGTAATTCTGCTTCTTCTAATTTTTTAACAGCAGACTTATTGTCTAACTTGTGAATTTCATTTGTATCTATATTTTTTAAGACAATACAATGTGCAGTATCACACTCATCAAGAAATCCATTTGTTTCTATATCAAAGATGTACCTCAAAGTGAGACCTTCTTAATCTTTAATACGTTTACTGTAGGTATAGTAGTTACACCACCTACATCACCTAATGTACCATCAGCATTAAAATTTACATCTGCGGCAACTATATGAACTTCTTTATCTGCTCTAATAAGCCAACCATTTGAAATACAAATAATAACTCTACTATTTATCGCTTCTTTCAAACTTAACCACTCTGCTGTACCTGAAATATCTTTCCAGTGTAAAGAAACGAATGGTGCGTTTAATATCTTTTTATTTATTGTTGGTAATTTCATAATTAATGTAATGTGTTTAATTGTACTTCGACATTCCAAGCGGCTTCCTCACCTGCTAGTGCCATATTAGTTAATGTGTCTTGCAACATGTAAGCGGTCTTTAACTTTGCCACTCCTATGACTACAATTTTAGTTGATGTTTTTGCTCTACTCACTGCGTCTGTGACTAGACCTGTCCAAATTAAAGCATCTTTTTTTTGCTTTGCAGTTGGTTGTTTGTTAGAAATCATCTAAGACTTCAGGGTTTACTTCTGTAAGACACGCTGTCTCTAAATCATATTGTAGAGTACACGCACTGCCTGTTTCACCTGAATAACGATTTTTAAGAATTGTTACTTTAGCTAATTTCTTATCTGACTTAATGTCACGAGATACTGCTAACAACATATCTGATAATTGACCGATAGAAGCTGAACCTCTAAGAGCATTCATAGTAACTTCTTTACCGTCTTCGTAACCTTTGTCGCCTTCACTTCTACGAAGGTGAGAAATTAAAATGACACCTATGCCAGTTTCTTCTACTAAGGTTCTTAATTTACTTACAAAGTAATCAATTAGTTTTCTCTCATCATTAGTGTGTTCATCTCCTAATGCTGACAATGCCATATGTAAGTGGTCTAATATTACAAAGTCCACGTCACATGATTTAGCCATGTATCTTATTTTAGAGAGCAGGTTATCTGCAACTGTAGAACCAAAATGATTATACAAAAAGAATTTACCACTGCCCACAGTATTGTTAAATGTCTCAAGCAATTCTTTTTCATCAGTTCCTTCTCTAGTTAAGTGTAATGGTTTTTTTAATTCAACTCCCATAATGCCTAAAGCACTACGTTTGACGCTTTCTTCTAATGCAATGTAGCCAACAGCAAATTTTTGTTTAATTAAATCTAATGCTACATGACGACAGAAAGAACTTTTACCAACCCCACTACCTGCGGTGATAGTAACTAACTCTCCTTTTCTTAAACCATGTGTTTTAATATTTAGACTTTCAAAAGGGTATTGTGCTGTAACATGATTGTCTTCTTTAATTACATCTTCCCATATGTCTGTACCTAAAACTATTCCATCAGGTCTATAAGGTTTAGCGTCCCACATTGCTCTAGTTAATTCTGCACTACGTCCTGCAATGTGCATTTCGTTAGGGTCTTTTAATGGTAGAGTTGCGATTTTGGCTTTGTTAGGTGATAGAAGTTTTGCACATTCTACAGCACCCTTCTTGCCTTGTTCATCTTGGTCAAACATAAACACGCAACTCTCATATCCTTCCAAGAATTCGAGAGACTTTTGAACATCTTTCTTTGCACCTGCCGCACCTGATTTAACAGATACTACAGGAAAACGATTTTGGTTTAACATAGACATTGTTAATGCGTCTATCTCACCTTCAGTAATGACAATAAGTTTACCTTTGCCACTCCATAAGTGTTGTCCAAATAATCCTGATTGTTTTGCGTCACCTAGCCATTGAAATTCTTTACTAGGGTATCTTAATTTCTGTGCTACTAAATTCTTTTCGTTATCATAATAGTTTGCTATGTGACATGGTCTGCCAAACCAAGCACCTACTTGATAGTTAAATTTTTGTGTTGTTGCTAAATCTATTTTTCTTTTAGGTAAAGGTGAAATCTCACCTGTGATAAAATCTGTAGGTTCTTTAGTTTTTTCTGTGTGTGTTTGTGTAGTCAATGTGTTTCCTTTTGTGTGTTTGTTACATGAGAAACAATAAGAATGAGTATCGTAGACAGCGTTTGCATCACTGCTTCCACAGCTATCGCAAGGACTGTGATATAAAAATTCACTTTCAGTTTGGTTCATAATGTAATAATTTGGTTTTTTGATTTTAGAAATTTTGGCATTGTGGCGGAATGGTTACGCAGTGGATTGCAAATCTACCTATCCCAGTTCGATTCTGGGCAATGCCTCCAAAGGTTTGAGGTAGTTTTAGTCTCCCTCCACTACCCCATAAACGACAAAGTCCTCGACTATTTCTAGCAAAGGACTTTATCCACAAACACTATGTCAGCAACTCTGAAACATCAAAGTTGGGACACAGAATGGAGTTTGCCACATCTCTGTGACCAACCACGCTGACTGTATACTTCTGTTTCAATTCTTTTACAAGATTTACCAGAGAGGTATATTGTTTGAAAGTATAATTACAGTCAGGCATATCTTCTACGGACTTACCTCCTACGAGGCAGATGCCGATAGAATTTTTGTTTGTGATGTCAGGATTACCTTCAACGTGAACTCCTGCTAAAAGAATGTCTCTTCCTTCCTGTACTGCACCATCACGTTTTATAACGTAATGAAACGCACAAGAAAATAAACCTTTCTTTCTGTGTTCAGTATCTAAATCCTTAACATCTAAATTTTCTTTCGGAGTTGTATTGCTTGAATGAACTATAATATAAGAAGTCTCTTTTCTTTGATTGCTCATATCCACTCCATTGGTATGTGTTTGTCTGCATATTGAAAACCATATTTCTCACACCACATGGCGTAAGTGGTTGCAGACTTTTTAGATATTCTACTTCTTGAATTACTAAAAATAAATCTGATGTCTAACTTTGGGTGTTGTTCTTTTACTAATCTCATCTTCTGCCTATCAGCAGAAGTGAACAAACCTTTTGTTTCTATAAAAATATCCTTGTCTTGCAAATGAAAGTCTGGGGTATAGGTATGTATCTTTTCAGGTTTAGTATATTTCAACTTAACCTTTTCATACTCATACTTTACACTATTAGCGTCTAACTCTTGTGAGATAGCTATTTCTAGCCCAGACCTGAAGCCATACTTCAAACCGACTTTATTAAAAGTCTGTGTTTGTTTGTGGTTGTACTTCATTTTCAAATGTTTTGTCTGCCGCAGGTGCAACGTAACCATCATCAACTTTGTCAAAACCATGACCTGCTGAATTTGCATTTCCGCCTTCAACTAATTTAGTTATCTGCACTGCTCTTAATCTTAATGAAACACCTGCACCTGCCATTGCTGTAAAGTAAGGTATTAACTCAGCAGACACTTTCATTTCACTACCAGACCAGATGTTAATATCTGTCATGGGCTTACCTTGACTGTCAAAGATTGCAACTTTGTTTGGAATAACTTTTCCATCTTTAGTTATAATTTTTGCTTTAGTTTTGAATTTAAAGATTATGTTTCCAGTAGGTTTACCTTCAACATACTCTTCTTCAAAAGGTAAGTTTGCTTGTTTAACTTCTTTGCCTTTAGATTTCTCTGCACCTAAAGCAATAGCTTTCTTAACTTCATCATTAATGCTCTTAGTGATTGATAGTCCTTCTTTTGCATTAACAATTAAGTTTGTCTTATAATGTCCTGTTTCATCAAATTTTGTATCAGGGACATTTAACCAACAAAATTGTGATACACCTACTGGTGTAACAATCTTTGCATAGTTCATTTTACTCATCTTCGTCCTTTGTTATGGGTTCTACTATCTCTCCGTCCATTACCCTTGCCACTAATACGTCTAATGGCTGATAATCAGCAGGATAGTCTTTGTTGTATTTGTCGTTCATTTTTACTCCAGTGTTTGTGATTTACTATGATGGGTACTTTAATCAACTATCCGTTTAAGGATAGGTTTAGGCAAAGAAAAACTTAGCTTTTTCTAGTAAACTAATATCCAATGAACCTTTTTCAGGTACGTCAGGTAGTTTTTTCTTCAGATTTTCAGGCAGTTTCAATTCGACCTCATTCTTAAAATCTTGCAGTACGTCAAAGTCAGTAAATGTTTTCATAAAAGCCTTTCTTATACTTATGTTAAGTTTATCAATGTCACACGCATTCGTAGCATAACTGTCATGCACGTTACAAAAGTTTTGTATTCCTGCTTCTTTTGCAATGTTGACAGTTTCCATCATACATGAAGCATCAAGCCCATGCACAAAATTAGGTGCTACTGCGTTTTTCATTCTTAGAGCGTCAGTTAAATCAGTCTCAGTATTAATACGAGGTTTAATAACTTCTCCCATTAACATTGCTTTAACTCTTTTAGATTTCATTTCAGGGTAACTTTGAAATATTGGAAATCCAACAGGCGTAGACCAAGTAATTGGTAACTGCTCTTTAGAGATAATTTTAGCAATGTCTTGTAGGAATTTCATACCACTCCTAGCAGACATTAAATTATCACCTATACTGTCCCAGATAATACCAGATAAATAACTAGCAGGTTTAAACATATCATTTTCAAATGGGTGCTGTTCACCTTTGTCTTTTCTTTTAGTTAAATCTTCTACAACAAAATCTGTGCAAGAAAATCTAGTAGAACCATAACAGATAGTCATAATACTTCTTTTAGTAGTAGTACGTTTAACTCCATAGTTTAACCATGCTTGTGCATAAGGTTTACCTTCAGCTACATCTAATTTAAGTTTTGCGTTAACTGTATTTGCTACTAATTGGTAGATGTCTTGCGGTGTTTCTGTTGGTAATAAATTTACCATCTCTCCTGCTTTTTTATCTTTAAGCATTAAAGAATAAATTTGAAGACCATTACATGAACCATCAACATTGACAGGTATGTATGAAATAAAACCTTCTCCTTCTTTAAGGTATCTAGCCCACTCATCACAAAATGCTAAAAATTGAAAAGCATTCCCTGCGTTTTCCCATTGTCTATTAGTCAAAGGGTCTTCCGCACAAGCTACAATCATAGCTTCATTGTCTTTAGTCCACTGCTCTCTTTGTTCAAATGTTATTTTATCTTCTCCATACATGTTTGCACCATGTACTGCTAACCAAAAGACACCTCTGTTTTCCACAGTGATAGGCTTACCTTTGGCAAAATTCAGTAGTGCTTTAGAAGCACCAATAGATTGATAGTTAAGAAACGCAGGAACACAATAGGCTCTTCCTCTAAAGTCTAATTGTATTGGAAAATATAAAGTAGCAAAATCTTTAAACTTATCTGCTAACCAAATAATTTTAGCAAACAATAACCTTTTAGAAAACATACGGTTATTCTCTGTGTGAATTATTACAGCTTCTTTTTTCCACGCCTTCCTGCTCACTTCGTTTGTATCAATATCGTGTGGCTTGTTAGGTATCTCTTTGTTGCTAGTTGAGGGCATTTCTCCTAGTGCCATGCCTTTGTCCCAAGCCTGTTTAATCACATTTAAAATAAAATGATTAATCTTGTAAGATGTGGATTGCATAGCATTAACAGCACTATAAACCTTCGGCATTTCAAAGTTTTCTAACTCTTTTTGGAACAATTTCTTGCCTAAACCATGCTGTTTAACAAGGTTTAGTTCAGGAAGGTTGTCAGTCCAATAACCTCCTCCAAAAGGTTTACCGTTTTCCCATGATTTAGGAGGCATTACAGTAGGCATATACTCAGGGTTGAGGAGTTCATTAAAGGTATTTCTCTCTTTAATCCAATCTCTAGTTTTCTGGGTCTGTTTAATGACTTTGGTTTTCTTATGCTTAACAGTCTCAGTCTTAATCTCTATCATTCCTGTGGCATATATCATTAGTTCAATCAAACGTAGTCCAACGTGTAATTTCTCTGTTGTACTCCATTCTTCCCATCTCATTACTTCGTCATTTTTGGCAGTCTCTTTTAGCTTCCTTCGTTTGTAAGTATAATTCCAACTTCTTCTATCTAAGTCCTGACGCACTGTGTGGTATAACTCTGGGTTCAATATCTTAAAGTTTTTTAGTGCTATTTCAGTTTCTACTTTACCACCTAAAGTGATGCAGGTAGCAGTGAGAGGTCTATTTTGGGTAATTGTATTTATGATGGATTTTGCGGTAATGAGAGCCAGAATTTCAGGTTCAACTTCGCATATTTTGATGAAGGCAAGAGGTGGTTTTTTAACAATGTTTTTTGATGTAGTCTCAATCCACTCAGCTATCTCCATAGCGAGAGGTCTAATAGTATTTGCAACCATTACCTTTCCGTAAGAGGTAACGCTTTCTTCTTCTCTAGTGATGTGTGATTGTAGCCTCGTGTTCGTCCTGTGAACGCCTGAGAGAGCCATGTCTTTCTCATTGGCTAGTTGGTCTTTGAATGTAGGTAATACTTCTATTAGCTTCTGCATGTTATAACTCCTATGTATGTGTGTGTTATGTTTTGGGTATCTATAAGGGGAACTTTTATGTATTCACCAAAGGATTGGTGTACAATTTAGGTTTAGTCCTTTGCACTATATTTTTAATAGTGCTAAAGAATAGTCGCTTGTTTACTGGCTTAATTAATGATTAACGGATTGAACATGCTTTGTGCATGAGGATTGCAAATCCTATTGCATCAATCCGCAGTAGAATACGTCTATTCTACTATCATTACTAGGTAACATTTAACAACTATCCTTTAACATCTATTAACCCTAACTAGCTTTGTTAAAACTGTTAAGTACATTTACTGCGTCTCGCAAATTATTAGGTATTAAATG